AAACCATTGATTGATACTAAAACTTCTTTACGAGTTCTAGAACCAACAACTGTTGAAAGTTCCCAACCACCTGCTGTTGCTTGTGTTTTTTCTTTTTCGGCAGTAGATAACCAGTTAGGTTTACTCTCTGTTCCCGATTTATGTCCCCATAATGCCATTTTGATTTCCTCTATTTTTTAAGTTGTTTATTGGCAAACTTAAGTATACCGTTAAAATTGGTTTTAAAAGACTTTATGTCTTTCTGTAATAATATAAGGTATTTAGACCGATCAGGAGTCTTAAGTTGCATTAAAACGTCATGAACCTTTTCTGCATCTTTCGCCTTGACCTTCATAGTCTTCATATCATCTGTTCTGATGTCTTGGTCTCTTCCAGTATCAATTAATTTCTTAAGTTGCATTAATACTTGTGCATCAGGTCGCAATTGCATCCCTACTGCAGAAGAACCCATTGCCCAAATTGCTCTTTGGATAACGTCATCTTCACCAGCTTCTGCGTACTTTCCTTTTGCCATCGTAGCAATTTTCTTTAACGCATCTCTCAAATCTTTTTCGGTTTTTGCTTTAGATACTGCACGAGCAACCTTTTGGTTCCCTGCATCAGACATCATTCCGAAGTCTGCAACCTTTTCCATGACTTGTGCGACTTTCTTCGCCTCACCTTTCATATAACCGAGTTTTTTAATTTTCTCTTTAAAAGTTTTAAATCTAGCGTCTACTCTTTCCACGTTATCTTAATCCTTTTGACAACATCTTATCTATCTGAGGTGTTGATGTGTCTTGTTCTGTTGGGTCACCGTAAGATGATTTACCTATGACTACCATCATGAAGTCTTGTATCATCTTCTTTGAACCTTTAACTCTAATGTGTTTACCCACCATTGAAGATTTAAGACCCATTCTCTTTCCTGCATTATGAACCAACAATGCCATCGAATTCTGTTTTGAAGACGATGCGATTTTATTGTTCTTATCTACAGTAATATCTACAATCTCTTCAGAAAGCTTCATATCTCTGTAAGCTTCGTATAAGTTCATGTTACTCTCCAAATATTGCGTGTGACATAATAGCGTCTTGCATTAATATTCTTGCAAGGTCTTCTCTAAATGCAGTATCACCTGTCCAATCTTTGTCCAGTGATTTGTGTTGTCTTTCAGTCATAACTATGTTTTCTTCGTAACCCATCATCTCAAAACCTGCATTCATGTTCTTCATGATGTTAGTAGAAGTTTTTTGTGACTCAGGAAACTCTTTTTCAGATTTCATCAATTTTTTGATATCTGTAATCATTTTATTGTGCATAGGTGACTTGTACCTGAATGCTGTTTCATTCCCGTGTTTACCAATAAGAGCATCTACCTGTTTGTAATAATCTCTACTTGCTTCTGCAAGGATATTATGTTCTTTGATGACTCTAACTAAACTCATGGTATTAACTATACCGTGCTTTTAGGAATTTTTTCGATGGTTTTGGAGATTCTTCTACTTCTTCTTCGTCTTTCTCTTCTTCTTTGACATCTTCTTTGTCATCAGTTTTTTTACCGTTCTTCTTGTCTATTGCTTTTTGCAATGCAGGTGGTAATTCGCCTTCTTTGACATCTTCTTTGTCTTCGTCTTTAGAATCGTCTTTTTTGCCGTTTTTCTTGTCTAAGTGTTTTTGAAGAGCAGGTGGAAGTGTTCCTTCTGATTTTGCACCGTCTTTTCCTGACTCATCTTCACCATTCCAGTTCTTATCGATGTAATCAAAGAAAGCTTTCTTCTTCTCATCTGATAATTCTGCTGGGGATGTAACACCAAATTTCTTTAATGCACCATCAAAGAACTTCTTATATTCTGCTGATGACTCTACAACTTTTTTAGATGCTTCGATTAAAGAATCTGTTAAACCTAATTGAAATCCTGTAAAACTCATTGTTCTAACTCTCCTGATTCGAAATAATCGAATAATTTTTGTTTGTTTTCTTCGTTAAGTTCCATTGACTTTGCAAGTCTACCTAACATATTTTTTTCGGTAAGTTTAGTTAACATACCTTCTAGTGCATTTTCTTTGATACCAGTATCATACAACTTTTTACCGTCAGCGTCTTTAAGTTTAGTTGCATCAAATTTATCACCAGCACTAGGGACATCTTTCAATGCATCCTTTTTATCGTCTTCTAATAACCCGATAAGTGCATCAATCTCTTCCGAGATGATTTCGTCTTCTGTTTTTTCAACAGGTGTGTTTGACTCATTAAGACCCTTACGAACTCTTAATAGTGCATCTTGCCAGTTTTCTGTTTTATGACTCATATCTTTATTTATGTTATTTGGATTCTAACTACCAACTCAGATTCCCCTTTTTCAAGGTTTCCCTTCATTGTATATTCTTTACCCAGTTTTAGTTCAATTGGCATATAACCTCGTTCTCTCATACACCACCCATTACCACTTAGAATGTGCATAGTCTTCTTCATGCCATTCACAATCTCTAAAGGAACCGAATCATTAAACGTCCTAATCAGATATTTAATACCTGTTCCGTGTTGTTCCGTCAAGATATCCTTCAAGTACTTCTCCAAGTATTTAGTTAGGATTTTATAGACTTAATAAAGTCTCTTTTACCTGCCTTGTACATTTGAACAACACCACTATGGTCTGTTATCATGTACATGGATTGGATTGCTTCTAGTTCTTTGTCTTTTAACCCTTTAATCTCTTTATTCCAGTAGTTCGCAATGTTCTTGTTAACTCCTTTCTTCTGAGGTATATATGGGTCTCCTTCGACTTGCATATTACCTGCAACAGGTGAGTCTTCCTTAAACTGGAATCCTACTGAAGGAACCTTAACTGATTCACCATAGTTTGCAAAGTTGAGTGCTTTTACAACATCTTTATTCTTTGAGAGACCTTTCTTCATCTTCTCAATACCTTTGATTGCATAAGAGTATGCACCACCATGGTCAAGTGCGAATTCAACTGCCTTTCTTGTTTCTGCATCTCTAACTTTATTTCTCTTGAAGTATACTGATATCTCTTGTCCAGTAAGTTTAGAACTTTGCATTCCTTCACCCATATTCATAGGTTTTTTCTTCTGACCGTAGTAATCTTTAAGGAAGTCTTTTGCTTGTGCAAGTGTAACTGGATAGTCTCTTGCGATGTCTTTTGCTGTAGCACCTTGTTGAATGTCTAGGAATAGTTCACTCATTTTACCTTCTGAAAGTACTCCGTTATCATCTCTGGCATCAGTAGGTAAATGAACATCATCTTTATTTGGTGTTCCTTCACCCGAAGCATCCTGTTCAGTACCTTCTGTTGTTAGAACTTTTGGTTTAAACATTTTCAACACTTCTTTGTGTTGTTTAGTCATGTCCTTATTACCAGCATCGATTGCAAGTTCACCTTGACTTAATCCATCATCGTTGATGTCTAGTTTAATTCTCTGTTGACTTTTAAAGTAGTCTAGTGCTTTCTGAGCATCTTTTTTGTTTTTGAATTTGTACTCTGCGTACTCTACTTTTTCAGAAACAGTTTCTTCTCTAATTTTACCTTTGACTATATCTTCAAGGTCACGAGACAACCAATCAAAAAACTCATCGGGGTCATCAGTCTTAATTTCATTGTTGTCCATCGCCCATGTTGTTAGGTCATCTTCTGCTTTCTTACCTGCCGACCCTGAGAATGATAAATCACCAGTTTTGTATGCTTTTGTAAGTTCTCTTTTATGTTTCTTGAAGATATCTTTTATTTTCATTGCTTCTGATACAGTTTCTTCTTTCATACCCATAACTTTTTGTGCAAGTTTAATAAGAGTGAATACATTTGATGTCTCCATTCTCTTTTTGTTCTTATCATTGACTTGTTCATATGCTTTTACAATAACACTTGCAGTAAACATATCTACCATAGTACCTTGTACTTTAGCTGCACCTTTAGTCTTTACAATCTTTTCAAATTCAGGTATCAAGTTCTTTAACTTAGGTGCTTCTTGAATATCATCAACAAAAGAATCATCTAAAGTTTCATTGTAAGGGAATCCTTTAAGGGGGTTATCGAATACCTTAGTGAAAGCTTTCTTTTGTTTCTCTTTCTTTTCTTCAATCACTTGATTGATTGTATTGAGATATCTTTCAACCTGTTGGCCAGGAGTATCATTTTGGTATGCAAGACGAGTTTCCTCTGTTCCCACTTCATGAACTCCGTTATTGTTTTTGTTACCGTCTGACATTTCTATTTCCCCTTTTTGTTCTTGTTTTTAGCAGCGGCCTTAACCCACTGAGCATTGATTCTAAGTCTTGGTTCGGTTCTATTGAACTTTTGTGAAACAATCGATAGATTATCTTTATCATTATTCATAGGGTTGTTATCTTTATGATGAACATCCTTACCTTTAATTCCTTTTCTATTCTTTAACATTCTTCGTGCTTCATTTCTCTTCGCACGTCTTTTGATTTGTTCAGGGTCTTTATGGTAGTTCTCGTACTCTGATTTATAGTCCCTTTCTTGTAATTCTTCGTCCATATTGTCACCAAACTTAAGGAATAACTTTCCTTTCTCTTGTTTCTTATCAGTGACCTTGTAACCAACAAATGAACCTAGTGTATTCAACATACCAAGACCTTTCTCTTGGTTCTTAGCAATCTCTTTTCCGACTTGTTGATTGATTTTATTCATAACATTATCAATAACGTCCTGAATAGCTGAAACTAATTTACCTTCTGTTACATGATAACCTGTACCACCACAATGGTCACATCCACCTTCTTGACCGTTACACTCAGGACATTCTACTTTTTCTTCTTCCTTGAGTTTAGAGTTCAATAGGTCTTTTAGATTACCACGGTATTTGATTTTACCTTCTTCGACTTCGGTATCTTCATTCTTATTCTTATTCTTTGCATCATAGTCCTTGATAGACTTTTTTGCAGACTTCATCATTGCTTTTTGATGGGCCTTTTGTTGAGACTGATTTCTCTTTTTCATTACATCTGAATTTCTTTCTTGGACTTCTTCACCGTATGTCTCACAAGGAGTTTTACCACAACCACAATTCTTTTCTTCACCAATTACTGCCCCTTTCAATCTTCGGGAATCTGAAGGAGTTGCTTTATCCCAACCACCACCGTGGTCTTCTGCAGTCTTTAGTTTACTTAATGACACATATAGAGGTTGTAAGTCTACACCTCTTTCATAGTCATCTGTTTTACTATAAGAGTTGTCAATCATAAGACCGACTTTGTATGCACTTGAACCTTCTTGAGGTGTTGAGTAAACTGGTTTCTGTTTGATTTTATTTGTTCTACAATATGCATCAATCATCTTCTTTGCAGTTTCAAAGTCCTTCTTATTCTCTTCTGAAGTGACTCTGTCTCCTTTACCACCTCTGAATTGAATGTAGAAATCTACACATCTAGAGTATACTTTATCTGCATAAGGTTTGAACTTCTCATCAATAGATTCACTTCTAGTTGCATCTCTCTTCTTAGAGATTGCATCGTTTTCTGTTTCTCTCTCTTTTTCACCTGCAAGTCTATCGTTATCTCTATCGTGTCTTTTCTTTAGATTTTCGATTTCCTTTTCGTGTTTAATTTTAAGAGATTCCAAATCATCGATTTGTTTTGCTTTTGTATTTGCAGTTTTGATTGCAACATTCTGTTCATTAAAGTGAGAGTAATCTACCTCTTCTTTTCGGATACCTGCCAACTTAAGTTCTTCTTTACTCATAGGGACACAATTAGGTACTTCTTTACCGTTCTTCTTTTTCATCCCCAATTGCTTAAAACCTTTCCAACAAGGGTTATCGTCTTCTTCAAACATTGATTGGAAGTTCTGAACCTTTTCTTTTCTGACTTCTTTTTGTGCGTTAAGTATTTGGTTTAATATATCCATATTGTTATTTATCTCTTTTTTAAGGTTAACTCTCGCTGTTTCCAGTCGAGTGCAACTTTATTCGTAGGGAACTTTGAAGTCCATCCTAGCATCTGTCCGTATAGTCTACTAGATTTTGCTTCTAGTGACTTAACTGTATCATCGTTTAGGATTTCTATGAAATCTTTTTTGAATAATCTTTTAAATCCTTCTGCATTTTTAGCGACCATTTCATGTTCTTTAATAAGAATTTCAGGGGGTATTACTCTTGCTCTCATTGAGTTGAGTCGTTGTGCAAGTGATAGACTAGTCTTAACAAATATCATTTTGTATTCGTAACCTAGTTTATCCAATTCTTTCTTGTAGTTCTGAATCTTGGATGCTTTTGCACTAGTAGTGTCGAAGATTAATCCCAATCTAGCAGGAGCGTGCATTGATAATTGTTTCCCTGCAATCTTCTTTCCTTTACTTCTGAGTGCATCTCTTTCGGGGTTGACTTCCCCACTACCAGTCTTGGTCATTTTCATAGACATATTTGCATCTTTCATAAGTCTTTCAAAGTGAACGTCACTGTTAATCATTTTAAGACCTAGTGTCTTTAAAGATAGTGCATCAACCACTGTTGATTTACCACTTCCTGGCCCACCCATTAGAAATACTGCTTTGAATATACCTTGGTCATAAACACCTTCAGTTAACATATCCTCAAACATATAGTTTGGCATTGTTTCTTCTTTGATACTCATACCTTTTCTTACTTCTTTGTAAAGTAACGCTTGGTCGGTCATCATTTTAGATGGAACACCCAGTTTAAAAGAATCGTAATCTCCTTCTTCTGCGGCCTTTCTCATTTTACTTGCAGACATTCCTGAAACCAAATCATCTGAGTCGGGGTCTCTTTCCCCTGCAGATATGATTTCAATATTATCAAAATTATAGAATCCATGTTTACCTTTAGACCCATTGTATTTTCTTATAAGTGTATCAAATTCTCTAACTCTATCTGAACCCACAACCATTCTCACGTCTCTACATCCTCTAGAATATAGTTCTGTTACAATTTGAAATACCTGTCTTGAATTTGAATTTACTACACCAACTTTCTTACCAAAGAATTTCTTCATCCATTTGTATTTTGTGTTATAGTCTAAGGGATTCTTCTTTGGGTCTTGGGAATGTGACATATACACTAGGGGTGCATATCCACCACCCGATGCTTTCTTAAGTGCATCGATTAGTTTTCCGTGACCAACAGTAGGTGGATTGAATCTACCAAAAGTAAATACAACCTTTTCACCCTTTGCTTCAAATAGTTTTTTAAACGATTTCATCTTGATTCATTACCCTAAATTTCATGAAAGGTTTACCATTAATAGTAATGTCTCCCTTTTCATTTTTCTCGATAGACTTTACTATCATTTTTTTGTTCTTGAACTTACCACCGAGAACTGTATCACCTATACTTATAGGTACTCTAATTGTCTCATCTAATAACTCTCCGAATGTTTTCATTATTTGTCCCATGCCTTTGCAGCTGTAAAGTTATTATGACTGAATTCCATTCTATCTACAAGTTTTACTGCAGACCCGTCTGAGTCGATTGCGACATATCCTTCGGGGTTTACAACCTTGAATCCTTTATCAGTCTTAACAAAGGTTCCTATACTCTTTATTCTATTTAACGCAGTAATAATCAATGATTTTGATGTGATTAGATGTCCTTGGAATTGAGCAAGGTTATCTACCATCTTCTTAATGATATTTAAGTCTCTCATGACATCTTTACCAACCTGTATCTTGATGTCTTTAGTCTTTTGCATCTTAACCTTTGCAACTATCTTATCTCTCCAGTAGTTCTCAACGTGTGTAAGATAGTCTTTTCCATTGGGATTCCATTTATTATTACGGATAAGGGTGTTAGTGTACGTTTTGTACGATGCACCTGCAGCTCCTTTTGAATTAAGAACTCCCTGTATGTCATTGAACTTTTTGAGGTCTTTCGCAGTGATACCATGAAATGATTTACCTGTAGCAGTAAGTGCTTGTGTTAGTTTAAGTGTTTCTTGTGCAGTCATGTTACCATAACCAGTTGTATCTTTGTATGTTGCATCATCTTGCCAAACCTTGGATGGTGCAGGTGGAAGTTTTGCACCGAATGATGCAGACAAACCTTCGATTGTTGAACCCTTGTAAGTTGTGTGCCAAACTACACCTAGTGTTGCACTTGCAATCTCTTTTCCTAACTTAGAATCCTTCTGAACTGCGTATACAATAGTATTTGGTTGGAATGTAATGTAATCTACTCCATCCATCTTAGTGTTACTTTTGTCTCCCGAAGTAAACATCAAGTCTCCCTGCAGGATTTCTTTCATTCCGATACCTGAAAAAGCATTGAATGCTTCTGTAAATTTTTGTTTAAGTGTTCCGTTTAAGTCGGAAGTGTCGTTGATTTCCTTTATACTAGAATAGAAAAGTCCACCACCTTTATTGAATAGTGATTTCTTTGCGATAAAGAATTTTCCTGTTTCAGGATGAGGGCCACACCAAATTGCAGGAGCACCGTCCCACTTAACAGTCATGTTGACACGACCTGATGCATTACCTTTCATCATATCTCTTAACTCTCTTAAGAAATTGATTGATGCACGACCACCTGCGATTCCATAGTTAATGATTTCGTCTTCGAGGTGTTCTAAATGTAAGTTCTTTCCAGCCATAAGTTTAGTCTGTTGCAATTAATATTGTAAGTATACCACACTATTTAGTCGTTTGCAAATTTAATGCTAGAAAAAAGGGTCTTTATGACCCTTTAAAACATCTTAGTGTTTTTCTATTCAGGAATTGTTGCAAGCATTTCTGCGTGATGGTTTCTCATTTGACCTAGGTCAGTACCTAGTGTTGATACTTCTGTATCCCAATCTGAACGTCTGTTAGTGAAGTAGTCCCATTGACCCCATGAATGACTGTTTTGGTCTGACCCAATTTCAGTAAATGATGGATTTGCAGTTCTCCACTCAGGATAATATCCATGAGCACCGTCACCAGTGTATGCATCTGCGATAGCAGCTTCATTACCCAATGCACTACCATCCCAATCATACTGTCTCATAACGTATGTGGCCGTTTTACCTGCCATCCAGTCGTGAGTTAATTGATATGTTTCTATCTCGGCAAGGTATGTATCGCATTCTGCCTGAGTGTATGTGTTTCCGTCTTGTACTGCCATTTTAATTTCCTATGGTAATGTTTGAGATTATAAGTTTATTTATATTTTTTGTAAAGGTGTCGAGGACAATTTAGACTCTATTTTACCAATTTTTTTTGATATTAGTTCGACTTTCTTGTCATCATTAGACTTTTTCGCATCTCTTAGCGCAATCTTTAATTCAACTTTCCTCGAAAGCGAATCTAGAACCTCTTGGGATTTTAAATTCTTCTTCATACTTCTATTTAGGTCAAACTTTAAAGTCTCCGTATTTATTTCCCATTCTTCCTCTATCTGCAACTGGAATTGAATCATCTATTCCTGTATTGTTCTCTATTAACTCTTCTTGTGCTTCTTGTTCACAATCATAAAGTTTCATACGACTTCTATCGACTCCAATAACAAATCTCTTAAATATTGTTGGGTCATTGTATCTATTCTTTAACTGTTTGACTACCATTTGGTCTAATTCTTCTAATTCTTCTGAAGAAATCAATGCAAACATAAAGTCAGCAGTTGCAGGTAATCCAAATGACTCTGAGGTATCTGTAAGTTCTACATCAGTTGACCCATAACCACTTCTTGTAGTCTGAGTTGCACTCATGATTGGAACATTATACTCTACTGCAAGTCCTCTTAACTCTTCTGCAATACTCTTTACAAGTGTATAAGAGTTTGCACCACTACCTGGCTTAACTCTATGTGATGAACATATGTTTAGGTAATCAATGAATATGATATCAGGTCTGAAGTCCTTTTTGATATCCAACTCTTGTAATAGATGTCTGAAGTGTCCAACATGAGCAGATGCAGTAGGATATTCTTTGACAATAAGTTTACCTTTTGTTTTATCCTTAAGTTTATCTACTTTTTTACCAAACATATTCTTGGTAATATCACCTAAATCTTGGATTGGTATGTTTAGAGTGTTTGCATCGATTCTCTCTGCAATCTTTTCTTCTGACATTTCTAGTGTAATGTATAATACATTCTTGTTCATCATCAGATGACTTGACGCCATATGACACATGAATAATGATTTACCAACACCTGTTCCTGCAAGACATATGTTTAGAGTCTTGTTAGGTAATCCACCTTTAGTAACTTTGTTGAAGTATTCTAAGTCGAATGGAATCTTCTCTTCTTCGGTGTGATAGAATTCCCACCTGTCTTCTGCATCTTCCAATTGGTCGTGACCAATATTAGTATCAAAAGACACGGAAAGCGCATCCTTAAGTAGTTCGGGAATATCTCCACGAGACCTTTTAGACTTCTCATCAAGTACTTCAATAGAGTCCATGACAGCGATGTAGATAGCTCTATCTTTGCACCATTTTTCTGCCTCGTCTATTAACCATTCTTGTGGGGTTTCTTCTGATGAGTTCCCAATCTCCTTAACAATAGACTTAGAGGATGTTAATACATTGTCTTGTAGACTAGTATTATTCTCTAAATTTATGAGAAGTGCCTCCATTGTAGGAGTCTTGGTGTATTTTTCGAAGTAGTCAACTACTCCCTCAAATACAGTCTTTTCATCGGTCTCGGTAAAGTATTCTGCCTTTACAAAAGGAAGCACTTTCCGTGCAAATGAATCACTCTGAAGAAGGTTCTTCAGTATTGTCTGTTCTATTCTGATTTGTTCCATACTTAAAATATCCTTGTGCGTGTGTCTCTAGTTGTTCCATTACTTCGGGAGTAAAGAACTTTGTCGGGTTGTTGTTAATGGTCTTACCAAATTCTGTCTTACCATTAGGTAGTTTAACACGAGTTCCCTCTTTTGTAAAGACATTAAATGCTAATGCCATATCGAGTAACCCGTAATACCTATCCAACCCTGATTCATAGGATAATCTTACGTCAACCATTCTGTTTTCAACTGTTAATCTTGATTTTGCATTCTTACAATGAATGATGTTACCAATGATTTCAGTACCTTCTTTTTCTTTCTTCTTAGATAAGAATATGATTGATGAAGCTGCATATTTCAGTCCACTACCACCACCCATTTCTTTCTGAGGGAACATAGAACCAATCACATCATATGTGTGGTTCGTTACAATCATTGGAACTCCGACTCTACCTAATTTCAAGGTCAATACTCTGAATGCACCTTTGGTGATTTGAGCACGAGTCATATCTTTAGTCTCTTTACCTTCTGCAGTGTCTTCGATTTCTTTAGTAGTTGATAACATACCAAGTGAATCTAAACAAAACATCATTTTAGGACGTTTGGATTGTGGGGTTTCAGCGAATTTATCCAGTATGGATATTGCTTGGTTTCTGAATTGCTGAACTGTAACAACAGGAACGATAACAACTCTCGATGAGTCTATTCCTCTTGATTCAATCATATCTTTTGATATTGCAGATTCAGATTCAAAGTAAATCACAGCTGCATCTTTGTGGTCTTCTAGGAATTGTTTTACCATCCCTAATGCAAAATAGGTTTTACCAGTTGCAGATTCACCTGCGATTGCAGTGATTTTGTTTGAAGGAAGTCCACCATATAGTGAACCACTTAGAAGAGCATTGAAAATGTGGGAACCTGTATCGATGAATTCATCGACATCCCCAGCGGATACTCCTTCGGAAACAATACTTGCGTACTCGTTTCCACTTGCCTTTATCAGGTCTTTTAATATACTTGTCATAATTTAACACCTCTCATAATGTATACTCTAGTATACTATACTTAGAGTTATTTTGTAAGGTGTTTTTTCGGTATTTCTTTCATCTTTTTTGGATTGAGACGAATATCAATGTATTGTTCCATTGTAGATTTCATTGTGTGTAACTGAATCTCAATTACCACTAGAAAGGTTGTTATGAACGCAATCATGAATATGTAAAAACAATCCATGGCTGTTATAATCATGATACTTTATCTATTTGTTCCTGAGTGACGGTTCCAATATTTAATAAAAATTCTCGGTTTTCCATATGTTGTAGTATAGTAGTGTCTTTATTAGCACCAGTGTATTCTACTGCATGATGGTCGTCAATCAGTTGTTGGTTTACAGATATCCTATTTTCTTGTGGGTTTTCAGGGTCATTTATGAATAACTCACCGAGGATTCTTCCGAATTTTCCTTTATCGTGAGAGATAAGAGATATATTACCTTCTTCTAAGATAGTTTTGAGGTGTGCTTTTGATGCTTTACCGAATAGTTTCTCGACCAAATCTCTTGTTCTAGATTCAGGTGTATCGATTCCGAGTAAGCGTACTCTTTGTTTCTTATAAACCATTCCGAAACCTAAGTCTATATCTACGTCAACCGTATCGCCGTCTACCACTTTGGTAATTGTTACCATATATTCATACATAATATTATTTATCCCTAGGTGATTCCTATCACTCTATGAAGTCTGCCTTTGTTAATGATGGTGGATTATCCCGTAATGATTGGGATAATGGTGGTGGATTGTTATGTCCAATCATTGAATGGTCTAAGATTGGGTGTTTGTAGTCTTCTGCTTGTTTGGACTCATAGTCTACCATCGCTTGTTTAATAGCATCTTCTGCTAGTACCGAACAATGTAATTTGATTGGTGGTAATTGTAGTGCATCTGCAATGTCTTTGTCTTTAATGAGTTTTGCTTCTGCAATCGTTTTACCCATCATCAAGTCCACGAACAATGACGAAGATGCAATTGCACTTCCACATCCGTAAGTCTTGAATTTGACATCAACAATCTTTTCGTTGTCATCAAGTAAGAGTTGTAATTGCATTACATCACCACACGCAGGCGCACCTGCAAGTCCTGTTGCAACCTTGGGATTCTTCCTATCTAATGAACCAACTGAATGTTTTTGAGGTTCTGCTAGGACGGCTTCAAACCGTTGTACTACTTCTTTACTATATGCCATATATCTATTTAGGTTCTTTCCAAGTATTCAATTGCATTTTTTAGTACTTCAACACTATCCTGTAATTTACTAATTCCAGTATTACAATTATCACACAAGTATCCTCTGTATTTTCCCGTTTTGTGGTCATGGTCTAAACACCATTTAATTTTGTATCCTCGTGCAAGTATGCCAGTTTCGTCTATTCCACATATAGCACATTCATAATCACTTTTGGGTGTTGGGTGTTGTTCTTTTAGTTTTCTTGTAATTTTACTTTGTTTTCTACAACACATTCTACACTTTCCACCAAAGTAATTTCCACCACTTGCGATAGGAAAGTAATCTGTTGTTTTAGGAAGTGTTTCACCACACGATGAACAATTCTTAGTTTCGGCGATGTCGTCACCCCAAAGAGTTTTCACCCGAAGAAATCCTCTAGTGATGCAACTGGTTCTACGTTCCAACCTATAAGTGTTATAATATTCTTAAGTGGTTCGATGAATGACTTATTGAATTGCATATCATAGTCCACATAACTGTTTAGGTCGAATTCTCTAGGAAGAACATTGATAAATGATATCACATTCTCGTTGATTGGATTGGGAAGTGTAAGGTATGTGAACTTTATCTTATCACTATTCTTAACCACTTCATATCTTTTGTGGACATTCTTTTTCTTAAGAAGGTGATTATATAATAATGCACCACGAACTGCAATCGGTGTACCTTTACCATAGATTGTAGTTGCATCAGAATATTGTGCAAGGTTGTTGCAACCTCTTGGTGATGACATTGACTCTACTGGTAAACGTCTAAAATCTTTCCGTGCGTTCTCTACGAAATCCCAAACCTCTTGTTCGGTTCCGTTCATGACAACCTTTAACACTTGGGTTAATTGTTCACGAACCCATTCAGGAGTTGATGACTTTGCAGTCTCAATACCCATCATCTTAAGTTTAGGTTCTCTGAGTCTTACCCCTTCGTTATCCATTACATTGAGTATGTACCTTTTTTTCGCAGTCCATATTCCACGGTCTGCAATAATCTCCCGACCCATAACCATCTTCTGTTGGAAAGCGTTAGTGTATTCTGCAAGGTCGTCATAACCCCCTGTTAACACATCTAGAATCTTATCTTGACCAACGGTATCAAGGAAATCTACAATCTTATTTTTGGGTGTACCTTTTGGAAATACCTTCTGTACCATTTTATCAAAAGACACATAAATCGAATCGGTATCCATTGCAATCACATAGTCTTCATCATCAGTATTAAGAACCTTGTTCATATAATCATTGATGGTGTTTTCTGCTGTTTTAATAATCAACTGACCCGACATAGTAATTGCTTCTGCAAGGTTAGGGTCGAAGAATGCAAAGTATTGGTTTGCGAGAGCACCATAAGCAGAGTTAAGTGCAATCTTTCTAACCTGTTGATTGTTATATGCACGTTTGATTAGTCCATCAAGTTCATTCAGACGTTTCTTATCATTGCAGGATTCTTTCTCAATCTGATACTCAATCATCTTACCCTTCCACTCTTTACGTTCAGTGTAAAACTTTTCCATAAGTTCGGGAAGGAATCCTTGTTTGTCTCTTTTGAACTGGACTCCATTGGCGGCGACAGTTCTATTAGTTTTCTTTAGGTCGGATAGGTCATGTTCGTTGTTCAGTAACTTATCAATATTGAGAGTTTTGATATCACCCTTAATCATCTTTTCGGGGGAAATATTATACTGCATAATGATATGAGGATACAATGAGTTCAAGTCAAATGACATAACCCAATCATGTTTACCCACAATAGGGTCTTTAACATATGCACCGACAATAGAATGCGTTTTACTTCTATCTAATTTCTGAGGTGGTGTTTGGATGTTCTGTTCTTTGAGGAAGTTGTATATGATTGTTTCCCAATACTTAACCATACCAAATGTATCCAAGTAATTACACTTGGCATCGTATGCCATGGTCATGGTCAATTCCAGTAGACCGAGTTTATCTTCGAGGTCTTCTACAAGTGTTACATCCTTAACATTGTATTCCAAGAACAATGGATAGTTCTGTTGGTAAAGTGTATGCAGGGAACCGTATTCTGAATAATCAATCTTTGCTTTACCCAACTCAATGTGTGAAATGTGATTGAGTGAATAGGATTCTTGATTGACGAATGTTCTAGTTTTGTAAAGTGCCATATAGTCAACGATGTTAACCCCGTATAGATTAAACACCATAACCTTCTGACCATAGTTGTTTGTGTAATCTCTGACATCGGACATATTCCATGGAGAAAACTTCTTATGATGTCCTTCACCGAATAGTTTATCGACTCGATTACAAAGATAGGTCATATCGAATGCATCAACATTCCAACCAGTAACGATATCGAAAGATTCCTTTCTCCAGTATTTTATGAACTCTGTTAAGAGTTGTGCTTCGTCAACACATTCATGATAAGTCACATTCGCAGGTGCATCCCACGGGCCGATACCAAAAGTATGTGCCATGAATCTGAATGGTTTGATTGTGATTGCGTTTACTTTTTCTTCTGCAAGAGTAGGTTCGGGGAATCCGTTTTCTGACTCACACTCGATATCAAGTGTTGCTATTTTAGTTGTTTTGTAATCCCATTTTACATTACCCTGAAATTTATCAGCGATGTAAGTGTAAATGTATTTGTCATATCCATGAATCTCAAAACCTTGAGTTCCTTGATATTGTTCTCTGAATTTTCTTGCACCACCCATGGTGTCAAGATTGACTTGTTCTAGTGGTCGTCCATCTAGTGACCTGTATGCAGTGTCACCTTTTTTGGAAAGGACATAATGATTGGGACGATATGCAACAGATAGTTTTACCTGTTTTCCATTTTGATAACCCTTTACGAGTATTTTGTCACGAGTACGACATACATTAGTATAAAAATCCATACTGTTATTATAACAGAAAGTGGACTATTCTACAAGTGTTTTTCTAACTGGATGTTGTAATTCTTTTACTGATTTGAGTTTGTCTTGTGCATCTGCAAGTTGTCCAACGAGTTCATCAACTGCAGCTACGACATCGGGATGTTCTCCGATACCTGCTGGGTTTGATTGATAAACTGAGATGTTTGCAGTGTGTACTGCGATATCACCTTCGTATTTCTTTACTAATGCACCTAATATATCTGCCATTATTTATTCCCTGTTGCGATTTTGTAGTTCGTCTCCAAGTTAGGTCTTACTGAAAATATAGTAACTATCTGACCCTTCGGTATGTTAAAATCGTATTCTCTTGCATATGGTAACCATGGTGCAAGGTTAACTTCCATTCGTCCATCTTCTACACCTGAAATTAATTGTTGTGCTTCAGATATATGAACACTCCCATTTAGTTTAGATTCAGTCACTATTCCCATAATGACTTCTCCACCTAAAAGTTTTAGTGCTTTAATGTTTGAGGTTTTAAGCACAGGCTTTAACCAAGTCTTGTAGTTCTACACTTCGTCTACCAACTTGTCTAAACCATTTCGAATCTTCCATCTCAACTGCAACTTTATTCCAGTCTTCTGAGATTACTCCTTTCCACATATTATTAAATTTACCAAAACGACCACCACCTAAGTTGAATGTCATGTTGACTAAAACGTGTTGTATGTCTTCGGGAAGACTGTAAAAGTCTTCTCCACCTTTTGATTCAAATACATGAATGCATTCATCAACGTGTTTGTCAAAGTCGTCTTCATAATATGCATCACACACTTCTTGACTTACTGGTGTTCCTGCTGATTGACCATGTTCTGCATCACCTTCTTTAATGAGATGTCCAACACCTAGTGTCAAATATCCTAGTGAATCTGCATAGACTTCTAGTACTTCACCTTCGTGGCGTTTAATCTGTTCTTTTAGTATCTCTTTGTTCATTTTGTTCCCTGTCTGCTTGTTGTTGGATAAGTTCTACTAAAATCTCACCCATGAGTGTGTTTAATTCATCATTATTTAGGAGTTCCTCAAGGTTAAGTTCTGTTGGTTCCATGTCGTGAGGGACTCTTCTTATTGTTCTTTGGAAGTTTAAATTGGGTTTACCGTCTTCCATTTGGACTTTACCATATTGATAAACCAAACCATTCCATTTAGAATGTTCTTTTAGTTCTATGGCTGCATCCTTCATATCAGGATTCTCTACAACCCTGTATATTCCCGAATCAAATATTATTGTCATTAAAAAAAGTTCTCCAAAGAAGATGAATTGTATGACTCATATGCAGATTTAATATCACATTTGAATCTTCTTATTCTACCTATGTTTTTCCATTCATCGAATTTGTTAGTCAATGTTAAGAATGGATACTTTTTGCATATCTTCATATGTTCTATTTCATTTACTTCTGCAGTTCTAAACTCTGCACATCCACCTTCTGCAAAAGCAGTTGACCACCTATCCATACAAACCTCATCTGAAGTTATGTTCTTATGACCTCTCATTGCACATTCAATTGCTAGGACATTATCTTCTCCAACTTGTGCTAAGTTCCAATCCACTTCATCTACAAACTTATTTAGTTTACTGCCATCAATCCAATGAGTAGCAATGAATAGTTTATTGAAATAGTGGTTCTCACCGTAAGGTGGTAGAGATAAATCTCTATGTCCAATGTGCATTATGTTGTCTTCTTTAAACCAAGTCTCAACTCTATTGAACCAGTCATTCCAATCTTCAAGTGTCATTAGTCTTTTTGAAGTATCCATATTTGGTTCTTCACCATAGTACTTTGAATTTCTTCTATAGAATCTTAAATCATCATCCATCATACCAAAGTGATTTGTTCCAGCGTGATGATATATCAACTCTCTTGTCTTTGCTATACCAATTTCGTTTCCTACAACAAGGTACTCACAATCATATGTATAGTGTTTTCTCTCTTGGTCTTGAACTACCATGATAACATTTTTTTGTATATCGGAAGGAAGGTTCTCAAAAGTAATTTGTGAGTCAACTCTTTTGTATGTTGGGATGTATATTCTCATTCTTTCCAATTGTATGTTGGTTCAACACTCATAGTGTCATAGATGTTTGGATGAGATAGCAATGCACGTCTGTAAGGAGTCCATTTGATTCCTCGTCCCCATCCCATTTTAGAGAACAGTTCTATCTTTGTAATAGACCCATGTTCTTTTATGATATTAATTAACTCTTCTAATTTTTCAGACTGACCCATCTTATGTGTTCCGTCTACAATGGTATTAATGTTATCCACCATCTTTGTCATTTCGTTTTTGTATAGAAGATTGTCTCTAAGAGATTGTTGTGCAATTTTAGACTGGTCGTCTCTATGGTCGGGATTATCCAAGTAAGTGTTTAGTAATGTAAGTGCTTCATAATCTGTTTTAAAGAACTCTGCGTTATCCTGCAATTCGTGAT